TGACGTTCCAGTGATGGAGAGACTGTGGGGCATGGACTTCACAGGCAAGAAGCACAGCGATGCTATGGTGCTCTCTCGCCTCTACAATCCTGCACAGGCAGGAGGACACAGCTTGCGCTCTTGGGGTGAAAGGCTGAAGTATCCCAAGGACGACTTCACAGACTACGACGGCGGCTTGTGTGAGGAAATGATTACTTACTGCAAGCGTGACGTAGAGCTGACAACGAAGGTTTACAAGAAGCTGCTTGCTGCGTTGGAGAAGGAACGCTTCACGCAAGACGTTATAGACCTTGAGCACCGCGTTACAGCAGAGTTAGAGCTACAACGCCAGAACGGCTTTAAGATAGACCTGCCCAAGGCCAACGCACTCTACAGCAGGCTTACGCATCGTATGCGCGAGATTGAAGAGCAGCTGCAGACGGAGTTTCCGCCCATCGTTACTGAACGTTACTCAGAGAAGACAGGCAAGCGTCTCAAGGACAACGTGGAAGTCTTTAACGTTGGCAGCAGACAGCAGATAGCCAAGCGCCTACAGAGCATTGGCATACGCTTCACTGACAAGACCGAAGGCGGCAGCTACAAGATAGACGAGAACGTGCTAGAGGCTATAGACAATCCTACAGCGCAGCTTGTTGCTGAATACTTACTGGTACAGAAAAGGGCTAGTCAGGTTAGTTCGTGGCTAGAGGCTGTAGAGGCAGACGGCAGAGTGCATGGTCGTGTCTTTAGCAGCGGCGCAGCAACAGGCAGGATGACGCATATATCGCCTAACATGGCTCAAGTGCCTGCAACACGCAAGGTGGTGGACAGCATGACGCCAGTGCAGAAGCTGAAGGCTACTCTGGGTGGTGAGTGTCGTGCCTGTTGGACTGTAGAGGAAGGTAACAAGCTAGTCGGCATAGACGCGTCAGGCTTAGAGCTGCGTATGCTAGCCCACTACATGAAAGACGAAGACTACGTGCAGACGATCTTGGAAGGTGACATACACAGCGCCAACCAAGCTGCAGCAGGACTTGCCACACGTGACCAAGCAAAGACGTTTATTTATGCGTTCTTGTACGGCGCAGGTGACGAGAAGATAGGCAGCATAGCAGGTAGAGGTGCTGCCCACGGTAGGAAGCTAAAGAAAGACTTTCTCGACAACATCCCATCACTGAAGGTGTTGAAGAACAAGGTCGAGAACTTAGCTGACACAAACGGCAGTCTACCTAGCTTAGACGGTCGCAGGATACGCATTCGCAAGGCTTACAGCGCACTCAACTTCCTGTTACAGGGCGGTGGTGCTGCGTTGATGAAGAAGGCTCTACTGAACGGTGTAGACAGTCTCAGGGAAGCAGGCATTCCTTTTAAGATTGTAGCCAACGTCCATGACGAGCTGCAGGTAGAGACACCAGAGGCTTTTGCCAAGGCTGTCGGGCTGCACTTCCGCAATGCTATCCGCAAGGCAGGCGACGATTTTGAACTACGTTGCCCAATGGACGGTGAGTTTCAGATTGGAAACAACTGGTCAGAAACCCATTGATCTTTTTAACTACGTATGATAGACTATATTGTCTTTATTAAGGAGCTACACACTATGTCAAATACTAACCTAAAGCCACTTCCCATCAAAGGTACTGTGTACTGGGCTAACCTTTCTTCCAAGAACGCTATGTCAGGCAAGTATCAGTTTGACCTTGGCAATCTCTCTAGCGCTGCAGTCACTGCACTAGAAGAGCGAGGAATGAAGCCACGCAACAAAGGCGACGATAAGGAAGACTTCATCACTATCAAGTCTAGCAATCCTATCCGTGCCTACAACACTAGCGGTGACGAGATTGGTTGCCTAGTCGGTAACGGCTCTACAGCTGCTGCCGTTGTTGGACACTATGATTGGAAGTCTCCTGCAGGTCAGCAGGGACGCTCGCCAAGCTGCCTCAAGCTAGTCATTACAGACTTGAATGAGTACACAGAAGAAGGCGGAAGCGTCGACTTTGATCTAGAAGCAGCTCTATAATGCTTCTGATCGATGGCGACATTTATTGCTATCGAGTGGCTTGTGCGTGCGAGACTGACGCACAGGCCAACTATAGCATCGCACTAGCACAGGCTAGACGCGCCCTTGACTCGCTCATCGCTGAAACCTTAGTAGTCTATCCAGACCACAACTACATTTTCTACCTAACTGGTAAAGGCAACTTCCGCAACGAAGTTGCCGTAACAGCGCCTTACAAGGGCAACAGGAAGACAAAAGACAAGCCTATCCTACTTTCTGTCTTGCGTGACCACGCTGTTGATATGTGGGACGCTGTAGTTGTGGAAGGTGAAGAGGCTGACGACGCGATAGCTACGGCGGCTTCTACTGCCTACTTAAACGACCATCCTATCATGGTCAGCATTGACAAAGACTTTGACCAAGTGGCGGGGTTGCATTACAACTTCGTCAAGCGAGAAGAATACTTTGTTAGCGCTGACGCAGGCATGAAGAGCTTCTACAAGCAGATACTGACAGGCGACACTATCGACAACATCATCGGTGTTGACGGCATAGGCGCAGGCGGTGCAGAAGACCTGATAGGCAACTGTCGTAAAGAGACTGATATGTGGGACATCTGCGAAGACCAACTAGGTTACGACAGGGCGTTAGAGAACGCTAGGCTATTATGGCTGCGTCGTAGAGCAGGTCAGATGTGGATGCCACCACGCGAGAGGTCTAAGGAGGACAGACACTATGGGCAAGCAACTAGTTCCACGCACTAGAGCAGGTAACACTTGGACTGAAGCACGCTACTGGCAGTTCATACGCTCAGCGCTGCGTCAAGCCTACTCACGCTATCCTGTGAAGTTTCAGGTTAAGAAGGACGCAGAGAGGACAGTGACGGGCTGCAGACACAAGTACGAGTATCAGTGTGCTGAGTGTTCTGAGTGGTTTACCAACAAAGAAATACAGGTAGACCATATTGTCCCTGCAGGCAAGCTAAGCAGCTACAAAGACATTGCAGGTTTTGCAGAGCGTTTGTTCTGTGAGGCTGACGGAATGCAGGTACTGTGCTTAGAGTGTCACCAAAGCAAGACTAACGCAGAACGCAAAGCGAGGAAGAAAGCATGAGACACTTTGTTATCCCTGACACACAGGTCAAACCTGACTCTAACATTGAGCATCTAACGTGGGCAGGGAAGTACGCTGTCTCGTTAAAGCCTGAGGTGATTATCCACCTTGGCGACCACTGGGACTTTCCTAGCCTGTCTAGTTATGACAAGGGTAAGAAGTCCTTTGAAGGTCGGCGCTATCAGCAAGACGTAGAAGCAGGTAAGAAGGCTATGGAGGCTTTCTTAGCGCCTATACGTGAAGAGCAGGCACGACAGCGCACTAACAAGCACAAGGTGTGGCGTCCTAAGCTAGTGTTCCTACTGGGCAACCACGAGAATCGCATAACACGAGCCGTCAACGACAGCCCTGAGCTAGAAGGTCTGATGTCCTTTGAAGACTTAGGACTAAAGAAGATGGGTTGGGAAGTAGTGCCGTTCTTAGAAGTTAAAATGATTAACGGCATTGCCTACTCACACTACTTCACCTCCGGTGTTATGGGACGCCCTGTGTCGTCTGCTAAGCTGATGCTGACTAAGAAGATGGTCAGTTGTGTCATGGGACACGTACAAGACAGAGACATCGCCTACGCTCGCAGAGCCGACGGTGTGTCAGTGACTGGACTGTTTGCAGGCATCTTCTACCAAGAAGACCAAGACTACCTGTCGCCACAGACTAACCAGTCATGGCGTGGCATCTGGGTGTTCAACGAAGTCAACGACGGTAGCTTTGACGAGCTGCCTATTAGTATGTCTTATCTGCGTAAGAAGTTTGGGGAGAAAGCAGAATGAGCCTTACGTTCAAAGATGTTAAATACCAACTGAGTATGCTTGACGAGGTACTTGTGTTGGAAGTGCTAGACATAAACTCCACAGAGCTTGTAGAACGCTTTGAGGACAAAATAGAAGATAAACTAGATCAGATCATTGAAGGTCTGGGAGGAGATACAGATGAGCTTTCTTGACAGGTCGCCTGCTGAAGAGTGGGATGCTGTGATTAAGAAACGCAGGGCAGAGGCTCGACGAGTTGGTGAGGCTATCAAGGCTGAAGGCAGAGCGGCTATAAAGAGCGTTAACGACACAGCTGACGCAGTCAACCCAAGCCACTACAAAGACAACGGCATTGAGTGCATTGAGTACATGAAGCAGCGCTTAGGCACTGACGCCTTTCTAGGCTACCTCAACGGCAACGTCATCAAGTACACGCACCGTTGGCAGTACAAGAACGGCATAGAAGACCTGCGTAAAGCACGTTGGTACTTAGACAGGCTGATAGAGGAGCAAGTGTAATGGTAAAGATTAACAAGTTAATAGACCTGTGTACTGAGTGGAGCAGAGAAAGGAAAATCCTTACTAACGGCACACTGCAGTCACAGACACTAAAGCTAGTTAGTGAAATGGGTGAGTTAGCCGACAACGTTGCCAAGCGACGTGACATCAAAGACGACATAGGCGACTGTATGGTCGTGTTGAACAACCTAGCTGTCATGTCAGACACAACGTTAGCAGACTGCTTAGAAGTAGCATACAACGACATCAAAGACCGTAGAGGCTCTATGAACGGTGCAGGTGTCTTCATTAAAGAAACAGACAGGACTAAGAAATGAGCGATTTTAGAAACAGTTTTGGTGAGTCAATCTTCCGCAACAAGTACGCCTTGAACGAGACGCAGACGTGGGCTGAGAAGGTTGAAGACATTGTCGGTGACGTGTGTACAGGCATTCTAGAGCAAGAAGAGATGGATGTGTTACGCAACGCTATGAACTCGTTTAAGTTCATGGCAGGTGGTCGTTACATCTACTACGCAGGTAGACAGGCTAAGTTCTACAACAACTGCTATCTACTCAAGGGTGAAGAGGACACGCGAGAAGAATGGGGAAAGCTAGTACAACGAGCAAGCGACTGTCTCATGAGCGGCGGCGGCATTGGCATAGACTACAGCGTCTTTCGTCCAAGCGGCGCGCCACTGGGCAGAACAGGCGGCGAAGCGTCAGGCCCACTGCCACTAATGAACAGTATAAACGAAATAGGCAGAAACGTGATGCAGGGCGGTAGTCGCCGCAGCGCTATCTATGCCTCTCTAAACTGGCAGCACGGCGACGCTAAAGCGTTCCTGACAGCAAAGGACTGGCATTCGCTACC